GGACTAACAGCAACTCCAGTGGGTGCAAGTGATGGCACAGCATATGTAGTTACTTCAAATGCTACAGATTCTAATTCAGCTAACACTGTAGTATTCCGTGATGCAAACGGTGACTTTGCAGCAGGTGAGATTACCGCAGCTAAACTAATAGGCGATGTAAATGGTGATATCGAAAATAGCGATGGTGCTGTTATACTAGCAGCAAACGGCGGTGTAACTCTTGCTGAATTTACCGGTAATGTTACAGCCGCAAGCGGTACTAGTGTGTTTAACAATGTTACTATAAATGATACAGCAACAATAACCAAAGTAGATATCGGCACTGTTGGAAATGTTGGCAATATTGACTATACTACAATCGGTGCCACAGGCGCAGCAGATGGTACATTTACATTGCTCGAAGGCACAACAGTAACAGCTACTACAGGATTTGACGGTGACTTAACAGGTGATGTATTAGCAAGTGACGGTTCAACAATTATTAACCATGTTACAAAAGCAATTGCAGTTTCTAACTTAGACGCTATTATTGGTGCTAACGCTCCAACAAGTGCAACATTTACAAATGTAACAGCAACCGGTGCTGTAAACCTTACTGGTGCAACTACAACAATAGACGGCGGCACAATAAACGGTACAGCAATAGGCGGCACTACAGCAGCAGCTGGTACCTTTACAACACTTGAAGCTGATTCACTTGATACCGGTACTGGGTCAATAGACGGCGGCACAATTACTAGTACAGGATTTGTAGGGCCACTTGCAGGTGCAGTTACAGGTACTATTGGAGCAGGCACTAAAAATACAGGCGGATTTACTGACCTAACAACTACAGGTTCTGCTACAATAGGTACAACACTTACAGTAGAAGGCGGTTTAGCTAAACTAGATAATGTTGATATTAACGGCGGAAACATCGACGGTACTACAATTGGCGCAAGTGTAGCTAATAGATCTACTATTGGTGCTCTTGCTATCGACGGCACAGTAATTAGTGCATCAACTAGCTTTGAAGGAAAAGTTGGTGTGTCGGTACAAAACACTGGTGCATTTACTACCGTAGACGCAACCGAAATTACATCATCAGGAGACATTAATATCTCAGCTGGCGCAGGCGGCTTGTTTATAGGCGGCGGCACAGTTGTTATTGACAATAACAAAGATGCTACACTAAACGATCTAACACTAACAGGTAGCTTTGCTCCGGCAACAATCGATGTTGGATCTGGTAACTTTGTAGTTGATTCATTAGGTAACGCAGCAATTGCAGGCAACCTAACAGTAAGTGGATCGACTACAACAGTTAATACAGAAACTATTCTACTTGCTGATAATATTATTGTTCTTAACAGTAACGCAACATCTGCAGAAGATGGCGGTATGAATATTAATCTAAGCGGCGGTGTTAGCAAAGAATTCAAATGGCTATCAACATCGACAGGAACCGGCGACCTAGGTAACGGATACTGGACAATCGGTGCTGAAGAGTTTAGAGCAGGCGACATCGAAGTAACTGGAAATATTGATGCAGACACTATGACTGCAACAGGATTTACCGGTGCATTGACTGGTAATGCTTCTACAGCCAGTGCATGGGAAACAGCAAGAACTATTACTTTTGCAGGTGGCGATGTAACAGGCTCATTTACTACTGACGGTAGTAGTGATGTTTCTAATATTGTACTTACAGTTGAAGCTAACAGTGTTGCACTGGGTACAGATACAACAGGTAACTATGTTGAACAAGCAACAACAGTAGGTAATGGTATTAGCGGATCGGTCAATGCAGAAGCAGGCACATTTACTGTAACTTCTAATGCAACTGATTCCAATGTACCGTCAACTACAGTATTTAGAGATGCTAGCGGTAACTTTGCAGCAGGTACAATTACAGCAAACCTAACAGGCGATGTTACTGGATCAATAGGTGCAACAACTAGAGATACTGGTGAATTTACAACTATAGAAACTGACAGTAATACTTCTGTAGGTGGAAGTTTAACTGTTACAGGTGTAACAAATCTAAACGATAATGTAACAGTAGCTACTGGTAAATCACTAAGTTCGGATACAGTTGCATTTACAGGCGGAACAATTGACGGTACAGCTATTGGTACAGCTATTGGCGGCGCAGCAGAAATTAAAGGTACTACTATTACAGCAGGAACAGGATTTGTTGGCGATCTAACAGGTAATGTAACTGGTAATGTAACTGGTAACGCTGATACTGCTGACGTTGCTGATGAATTTAGTTCAGCAGTAACAGTTGCACTAACAGGACCAATTACTGGCTCAGCAACGTTCACTACAGCAGGCGATACTGCAAGTATTGCAACTACAATTGGCAATGATACTGTAACACTGGGCACGCATACTGTTGGTAATTATGTACAAAGCGCATCAACAACGGGCAATGGTATTAGTGGTTCGGTAAATGCTGAGTCTGGTACGTTTACTGTTGTGTCGAATGCTACGTCAGCAAACACAGTAAGTACATCTGTATTTAGAGACGCCAATGGTGACTTTGCAGCAGGTACAATTACAGCTGACCTAGTAGGCGACATTTACAATAGTGGTTCTAATAAGATATTAGAAACTGGAACCAGCGCAACTGATGCAATTCTCAACGGTAATGTACAAGCAACAGCTGGCACAAGTGACTTTAACAATCTTACTGCAAATGACATTGCAGTAAGCACTAAATTTACTGCTGATACAACTAATGGTGTTAGTATTACTGATGGTGCTATTACAGGTACAACAATTGGTAGCTCAGTTGGCGCAGACCAAGCTACTATATATGGTACAGTAATCACAGCAAGTACTAACTTTGAAGGAAATATTACAGGTAATGTCACTGGTAATTTATTATCAGGTGGTGATGTTATTGATGGTAATGTTACTGTTGGTGCAGGCAATACATTATCAACTACAGGTACATTTACAGTTGCACCGGCATCAGGCGGCTCTACTCTAAATAACGTTGTTATTGGTAACCTAACTCCTGCTAATGCTTTCTTTGTAGACTTAGAAGCATCAACAATTGATACTGGTACTGGTAATATAGATGGTGGTATTATTACTGCTGCAACAAAACTTGTCGGTGACTTAAACGAAACTAACACTACTAAAAACGGTTTCCTTAACAACTTTACGTCAACAGGAACAGCAACATTTAATGATGTTAGTATCGGTGGTAACATTAGCTTTGCTGACTTGAGTATTGGTGGTATTCTAACAGCAGAAGGTGGCCTTAACATTGATACCAATACATTTACACTGTCTGCAGATGCACAGCTAGCAGCAAATGCCGTTGCAGGTATGGTTGTTAACAGAGACGTAGCAGGCGATGTAAGATTTATTTGGCAAGAGAATGCAAGCCAAACAGGCGGAACTTGGAGTACAGAAGCGCAGTCACTATATGTTGGCAATGATCTAGAAGTAGGCGACAACCTAACAGTAACTAACAACATTACAATATCAAATGGATCACTAACTGGTGACATTACATCTACTAGTGTAGACATAACAGGCGGCACAATAGAAGGTACAACAATTGGTGCTACTACTGCTTCTAGTGGTAAATTTACTACAATTGAAACTTCAGGTAGTGCTACAATTGGCGGGAACCTAACTGTAAACGGAACATTGACTACAGTTAATTCAACTGAACTTACTGTAGCTGACAAGATGATTACTATTGCAGATGGTGCATCGACACTAAACCCAAGCAGTACTGGTCTAGCTCATCTAGCAGGTATTGAAATTGGTACAACTGGTGTTCAAATTGTATACAGTGAAAGTTCAGAAAGATGGGAATCAACAACATCGTTTGATGTTTCCGGTACACTAACTGCAACAACATACAAAGGTAACATTGAGTTAACTTCGTCACACAGTGCAGACTTTAGCCAAGCAAGTTCTGTATCATTTAAAGATGATGCTATCAGCGGTAACGCAATCAACGGCGGAACAATCAACGGTGTTACAATTACAAATATGACATCTAGTAACGTTGATATTAGTGGCGGAACTATTGTTAACACATCAATCGGTGAACTAGGCAGAAGTTCAGGTAAGTTTACAACAATAGATGCAAACAGTACAATTAATGCAACTGGAAATATCAGTGCAAGTACAATGAGTGCAACTACGTTTACTGGTGCACTAAGCGGTAATGCTACTACTGTCACTAACGGTGTTTACACAACCGATACTGGTACTGTTACAAATACTATGCTTGCAGGGTCAATTGCAAATGCAAAACTAGTTAACGATGATGTAACAATTGGTACAACTTCTATTGCACTCGGCGCAGGATCAACAACACTTGCAGGTCTAACAAGTGTTACATCTACAAACTTTGTAGGTAACATTGACGGTGACATATCAGGTAATGTACTTGACAGTGTAGGCGGGACATTAGTTAACAATACTACCAAGTTCTTTAACGGTAATGTTAATACATCAAGCGGAACATCTACATTAAATAACCTATCTACAGCTGGCGCTATTATATCAAATGGTACTGCGACATTTAACGGAGCACTCGAAGTTACAGCTGGAAATACTGCAACATTTGATGATATTACTATCAACGGTGATCTATCGTTTAGCAACTTAACATTACCAGGTAATTTACAAGTACAAGGCACTGCTGACTTTTATGCAAGTAAAATTACACTTAATGCAGACAGCGGCGCTGATATAGATGCTGGTATTACTGTAAATAGAAACGGAGGCGGCTCAGTAGAGTTCTTCTATGATACTAGCGGATCGAGATGGTCAACTGGTGGAGAAGATCTAGTAGCAGGCGTAGTTATTGCAGACCTAACAGGCGATGTTACTGGTAACGTCACATCCACTAGTGTAGACATTACAGGTGGTACAATTAAGAGTACTTCAATCGGTAGCGGCGGCGCAGCAAGCACCGGCGTGTTCACACAAATGGACACAGTAAATGCACAAATTACTGGTGGTAATATTATCAATACACAAATTGGTGATAACGCTAATAGAGACACTGGATACTTTACAAACATATTTGTATCCAATACAGTAAGCGGTGACCTAGACGGTGATGTTACATCAACTGGAGCAAGCTCGTTTACTAACTTAACTGTAACAGGCGGTTCAATTAATAATACTACAATTGGATCTACAACACATGTATCAGGTAAGTTTACAACGCTAGAAGCAACCAATGGACTTACGCTAGCAGGCACAACAAACTCATCAGGTGCAATTAATACTACTGGTAATATGAGTGCTGCTATAATTACAGCAACAACAAGATTTGACGGTGACCTAACAGGTAATGTAACTGGTACTGTATCAACACTATCAAACCATAGCACAGCAGATCTTGCAGAAGATCCAGCTGCAACCAGCTCAAGTGGTACACAATACTTTACTACTGCTAGAGTTGATTCACACTTGTCAGGTGGCACAGGTGTAACTTATGCTAGCGGTCAGATCAGTATTGGCCAAGATGTTAGTACAACATCAAACGTTACATTTAACGATGTTGACGTTGACGGTACGCTTACTGTTGCAAGTTTGTCGTTTACTGATCTAACAGTTACAGGTGACCTAACAGTACAAGGACTTACAACTTCACTAGAAACAGAAACTATCGAACTTGCAGACAATATCATACTACTCAACAGCAATGCTACTGGTAGTGCAACTGCTAATGCAGGTATTGAAGTAGAAAGAGGAAGTGATGTTAACGTATCGTTTGTATGGGACGAGTCAACCGATCGTTGGACACTCGCAGGTGAAGATCTTGTAGCCAACACGTTTATAGGTGATGTAACAGGCGACTTAGCAGGTAATGTTACAGCAACATCAGGTACTTCGAACTTTGTAAATATTACTTCAGCTACAGGCGATATTGAAGCAACAGTAGGTACAATATCTGCACCAGTCGGCGGCTTCACAGGTAACGTTACTGGTACTGTATCAACTCTGTCAAACCATGATACGGGTGACTTAACAGAAGGCACAAATCTATATTATACTGATGCAAGAGTTGAAAATAGACTAAACGGTAACTTGCTTACAAGCATAATTCCAAATACAGATGATACATATGATTTAGGTAGCCCAAGCTTCAAATTTAGAGATTTGTACTTAGGACCAAACTCAATTAATATGGAAGGCAGAAACATTATTGGGCTTGATGTTCCTAGTGACACATTTAGGTTCGAAGGTCAAGCAAACGATCATATCAATGTTAAAGCAACTGGCGTCGGTAATGTTATTTTAACTGCATCTAACTATATCAAGCTAGAAGGCAATGTTCAATTTGACAAAGACAATGAGATTGGTACTGAAGTACTAGACGCATCCGGTAATCTTACTATTGGTAATGAATATACTATCAAGTCTTCTGGTACAACAGACTGGAATACTGTAGCAGGCACGTCTGGTGTTACATATAATGCAGGCGATGTATTTACAGCAGCAACAACTGGTAGCGGTTCAGGTACAGTGTACGAAGGATTTATGCAAGTTAAAACTCGCATTAATATGAACGGTCAAAAGATTTATAACCTAGGCACACCTACACAAGCCAGTGATGCTGCTACAAAAGCGTATGTTGATAACTTTAACACTGAAATAACAATTTCAGGCGATGCAGGTGCAAACGATGTAATTAGTTTAGCAGATGATGTATTAGATTTTGAAGGTTCAACTTTTGGAATTTCAACAACAATTTCAAATAATAAAGTAACATTTGATCTACAAGATAACATACAAACTGATACATACAGAGCACTCGACGGTGGCATCTACATTGATAGCGATATAAGTAATAATTCATTCTTGTACTTTGATGCTGCACAAACCAGTACACCATCTAGCACAGGCACACACGGTCTTGTAGTTGATCGTGGCACAAGTACAGATGCTCAGTTACTTTGGAATGAATCATCTGATAGATGGACATTTAGTAACGGAGGCACAACTTATAATATTCCAGAATCATCAGAGTATGACAGATATGATCAATGGCGTATGCAAGGTGACAGTGGCTCGGTTCAAGTTGCAAGCGACGAATACGTTCTATTCACAGAAGGTACGTCAGATGGTGTATCTTTCGCAACTGCCGCAGTTGATTCAGCAACAGCTACAGGTTCTGGTACACCTATCGAAATGCAGTTTAGTATTACTAACACTGACAAAGGTAGTTCGCAAAATATCTATAAAACTATCAGTGTACAAAATGAAAATGGCACTGATAAGTCACTAGATTCTACTGCAAATAGTAATACTGATACGCTTACATTTAAAGATGGCGCAGGTATTGCAATTACAAGACCTAGTGCAGATGTTTATCAAATTGCACATACTTCGGTAGGCGGCGCTGACATTGATGCAAATCCATCAAATGGATTGTATACATTTGTTAATGATCTAGAAGTTACTATAGACAGTGAAGGACACGTTACCGGCACTAACGTAGGAACAAAAACAATAGATCTATCATGGCACTTCCTTGACAGTGATGGCACAGATCATGATGTTGTTCTAGACGATACTGCTAATCATGCAATCAAGCTTGTTGACACAGGTGGTATTACAGCCAATTGGACACAAACAGCAAATGGTTCAACAGCAAATCCTGCAACACTTGAACTAAGTATCAATGATACAAAAATTGATTCGGATCTATCATTTAACGATACATATGGTATTAACTTTGGTACTGACAGTGATGCAGAACTGTACTACGACAACATATCACTAAATCTAGACATGAACGGCTCTCAGACTATATTGTTTAGAGACGGTGCAAACAGTAATGCTAATAGATTCTCCTTTGATACTGCAACTGGTGATTTTACTGCAACTGGCGATGTTACAGCGTTCTCGGATGCTAGACTAAAAGATAATGTAGAAACAATTGACGGTGCTTTGGATAAAGTTACAGCAATGCGTGGTGTTACATTTGATAAAGATGGCAAAAAAGGTACTGGTGTTATTGCTCAAGAAATAGAAGAGATTCTTCCTGAAGTAGTAAATAATAGTGGAGAGTACAAGTCAGTTGCATACGGTAACGTAGTTGGTGTACTAATTGAAGCTATCAAAGAATTGAAAGCAGAAATAGACGAATTGAAAAAGGGTAAGTCTTAATGCCAATAGTAAATAGCGGAACAGTATCATTAGGTGATTTACAAGATGAATTTGGCGGTACGCCGCCGACTGAACTTGAAGAATATTATCGTGGACTAGAAGTACCTGATGCAATTGAAAATCAAAATGTTCCAACATCAGGTACTGTTAGTTTAAGTGACTACTACGGTTCACAAAATATTACTTACATAATCAATTTAAGTTTTAGTAATTCACCGACTACAATTATAACTGACACTGTTCCTCTCCAAGTGGAATATAACAGTCCTGGTACTGTTTCATTACCTATACCCGATTATGTAAATAAAGTTTCAACTGTGCTAGTAGGCGGAGGCGGCGGCGGTGCAGCCGGTAAAGCCAACTCAAATAGTACTGTATTTTACAATAATCCCGGTGGAGGCGGCGGTGCCCTAGTATGGGCCAATGATATTACTGTTGATCCGTTATTAACTTATAATGTTACTGTAGGCAGCGGAGGTTCTGGCGCTGTTTATAATGCTTCAAAAGCTTTAGGTGGCAACGGCGGTGCTACTAGTACTAATTTGCCTAATGCTGGTATTGCTTATGGCGGCGACGGTGGCGGCAGGGGCAGTAGCACAAACATAGGCGGCGGAGGCGGACTTAGATCAGGTGGTGATGGCGGCGGCAAAGGCGGACAAGGCGGATACGGATTTGGAGCCGGCGGCGGAGGCGCAGGCGGCTACAACGGCAACGGCGGCACTTACGGCAATGATGCCACAGGCGGCGCAGGCGGCGGTGGCGCAACTTATTATGGCTTTAGAAACTACGCCCGAGGCGGCGGTGGAGGCGGCGTCGGCATAGAAGGCCAGGGAGCAAGCGGTAGTAGAGGCTCTTCTGTCAACAACGGCATAGGCGAGGACGGCGGCGGTGGCAGCGGAGGCAATAGCGGTCTGAGTGGTGACGGCGGCACCGCTGGAGGCGGCGGCGCAGGTGAAGGCGCAGGCTTCTATTCAACTAACCCAACCGGAGAACCAGGCGGCGACGGCGCAGCTAGAGTTATATACACAGGATTTAATACAAATACTACACCAGAAGGCGGCGATTTAACAAATATTCCTGCTCGCAGTTATCCGAATACAGCCAGTGACGTATCAGCTAATGTTACTAGAGACGGTTATGATGAAGGTACAGTAGTCACAGTAACAGTGTCTACAACTAGTATTCCCGACAATACTACTTTATACTATAGCATAGAATATATAACCGGGTCTGGATCAAATGTTAATGAAATAATTTATAGTGCAGCATTTCCAGATTTAACAATTCAAAATAATACTGCATCAGATACGTTTACATTGGGCGAAGACTTTAACTTAGAAGGTCAAGAAGAAGTTTTTGTTAGACTAAGAAGAGATGATCCTAGTACTGGTACAATAGTTAAAGAATCTCAATCGTTTGTTATACTAGATTCGAGTACTCCGGAAATTGAAATTACAAGTATGCCTTCGACTATTACAGAAGGTGAAACTTTAGTTGTTGAATTTAAAACAAGAGGGTTTACATCTGGTACTAGTATAACATATGAATTTACCGGAGTATCGTCTAGTGATGTAAATGGCAATTTAACAGGATCAGTAACTCATACAGTTACCGGAACACAGTACGAAAATACACACACTATCTCTCTAGGAATTGAACAAGACTGGGTAGTTGGTGACAATAATATCGAAAATGAAACCATTACATTTAGCATTACTAATAATCAAACAACTGTTTTGAACAACAACCAAACCTGTAGCGTAATAGATTTTTATTATGATGTACAGTTATCAGTAGAAAACCCCCCGATAATAGAAACATTTGGTCCGTATAATACTAGCGGTAGTATAACAGTACCGTCTGGTGTAAATAGACTATCTGCTGCACTAGTCGGAGGCGGAGGCGGAGGCGGTCATGGTGTCGCCAGCCACGGAAGTGGAGGCGGAGGCGGAGGCGGCGCATTAGCCTGGATCAACCAAGTTCCGGTCACACCCGGCGCAGCTATTTCTTATTCAGTCGGCTCAGGAGGCCGACAACAAGAATTATTATCTGGTAGTGTAAATAATGCACATTCTCAAGCCTATAATAACGCTGTTGCACCAAATTATAGTTATTACCCTACCTGGGGTGGTTCATTGTCTCAGACAGCATCAATGACAGGCGGTGACAGTGTTATATCTAAAACCAATGACGAGTCTAATACGCAGACTTTTATATTTTCAGAAACATCAAACGGTACATTTACATATACATTTAGTTCTGCTACTAAATTTGGATTTACTGCTGATGTATTAAATGTAAAAAAGGTCAGTGCTCACGGCGATTTAAACACAAGTGCAGAATATATAACATGGACTGCATTACCGTCGTCTTATCAAAATATCTTTGAAACAGGCGGTGTTGACGGCGGCACTACTAATGTATGGTATGAAAATCAATCAGGTCTTGATGTAACAAGTAGTATACTATCAAATGATACAATTACATTTTCGTTTACAGTTCCTGCAGATGTAAATCTAATTCCTGGCGGTGCTTCGGTATATTGGTATTTAGAAATTGAAATTGAAGCAAAACGTGTAGTTTCCGGCACAACTGAAATAGCAAGAGCCGGCGGCGGCGCTGCCGGACAAGCTTACTACTACGGAGGATCCGGCGGTGGAGGATCATCTAATATAGGTTCGTCTTTCGCTAATCTGCCACACGGTGGTGGTAGTGGTAAATCTGGTGATTCTCGACAATCCGGCAACTCAGGACGATACGCCGGAGGCGGCGGTGGCGCAGGCGGCTACTATGGTAATATCGGCAGTGGGGGCAATGCCGGCCGCGGATTATCTGATTTATACCGAGCTGATACAGGATATGTATACTATTATACTATACACGGCGGTAATGGCGGCGGAGTAGGAACTACTAGCGGTGTTGGATCAACTGGTGCTGATGGTATCGACTATCCTGCTTATGGAAGAATTTCCGGACAAGCTGATGACGGTAATCTAGTTATGATTAATAATCCAGGTCAAACATGGGCAACTGATGTTCACGGCGGCGGTGGCAGTGGCGGCACCGCCGGCTATGGCGGCTTTGTGACCACTGGTGGCGGTAAAGCTGGCGGCGGCGGTGGCGGAGGCGCAGGCGGCTACATGGGTGGTTGGACACTACAATATGGTAGTTTTTATTATGGACAAAATACTTGGGCACAAGATGAAGGAAAAAATGGTGCCGATGGAGAAGTTAGCCTAGTTCTTACCAGCACCGATGCTGACATATATCCAGAAAATAGAGATCAAGCAGATAATAATCTGTTTATTAGCGAAGGTGATGACCTTACTGTTACCTTTACAGTTTCGCCTGGTGTAAGTACTGGTACTCAGTATTATTGGAAACTTAGCCCAGTGCCGGCTACAAATGTAAATGCAGTATATGATGATTTTCCTGCGGTAAACGGAACAGTTACAATTGATACTCAGGGCACTAATGAATCGTCTGTAACATTTACGATACCTAGTAATGCTGATTATTTTACTGAAGGATTTGAGACATATACTGTAGAAATCTACAATAGTAGTGGAGTTGTATTATACGCAGAAAGTGAATCAGTTACATATATAGATACATCAAGATCTAATATTGAAGTTTCTATTACTTCAGGAGATAGTGATACAATTAACGGTATTACATATGTAGCATTAAATCAAACTATTACACTAACAGTATCTCAAGTAGGCGGCACAGGATTAGCATCTGGATATCAAATACCCTACCAGTTTTATGGCACTACACCTACAAGTATAACAGGAACACTAGGAACAAGCGGTAATTTTACAATTGGTACTGCTGAATCTAAAACACTAACATTTACCGGCGGCGCCGGCAACCAATATAGTTGGCAAAGTACATTTGAAGATGATTCATTTGACGGCTTTGTATTCGAAGTTATTGAGCCGGGATTCACTCTAGAAATACAAAATGGAATTACTCAAGTATACGAAGGCGAAAGTATAACCTTAGAGTACAGTTCAATAGGACAAACAGTAAGTAATACAGTACCGATTGAAGTTAGCGGCACCGGAGTTACACCGTCTGATTTTACCAGTGGAGTAAATGCTGCCGATAGTACATATGCTTACACACATGCAATCCTCACAGCTACAGGAGGATTTTCGGGACAAAGCGGATCTCTTACTTTGACTTTTTCATACGATGCATTTAGTGAAGGAAACGAAACAGTTACGTTTACTTTAGCTGATGACCCAGGAGGCGAAAATGTATCAGTTACTGTACTCAAACGTACATACACACTAAGCTCGTCAGTGTCGCCTGTGGACGAAGGGCAGTCCTTGACTATTACACTAACAACAGCTGGTGTTGAGTCAGGCGAAAACATCGACTATAGAATTACAGGAATTCAATCAGCAGATATTGGCGGACAGTCTTTAACTGGCACAATGAGTGAACCAAATGACCTGTCAAGAGTTTATACAATTTCAAATGATTTTATTACCGAAGGAACAGAAACACTAAACTTTGAAGTAGGACCGTCGGCAACACCATATGATGATATTGATGTTGTTATAAATGACACTAGTGTTCCTACTTATACACTGTCTGCTGACGCTGGTGCAATTAACGAGTACGAAACTGTAACAATAACACTTACAACTCAAGGGATCCCCAATGGTACCAGTGTTCCATATACTATTACAGGTGTCCAAGCTGGAGATATTACACAGAGTTTGACCGGTAGCTTTACTGTGAATAGTAACAGCGATGACTTATTTATTGAGCCTATATTTGACAACAGTATTGACGGACCAGAAACACTAACACTGTCACTAGACAACGGTGAAGATTTAATTAACATTACAATTAATGAACCAACCTTTATTCTAAGCAGTAACAAATCAACAATGTTCGAAGGTGAAAGTGTTACAGTTACTCTAACTACTACTGAAGTACCCGATGGTACTAGTATTCCTTACTCTGTTAGTGGCATAGTCAGCAGCGACCTATCAAGCGGTTCACTCAGTGGAAACTTTGTTGTAAACAACAACACAGCAACAGCCAGTTGGACGCTAGCACAAGACTCTACATCTGACAGTCCTGAAACAATGACAGTAACAACAAATCACAACGAGTCAATTTCAATTACCGTGCTCGGTGTAACTACATTTGCTCTTTCTAGTAGTGCAGCAACTATTGCAGAAGGTAACACATTTACAGTCACGCTATCCACTACAGAAGTACCCGATGGTGCTAAAGTGGGGTACAGTATTTCGGGAGTAACAGCAGTTCCTTACCTGTATGATATGTTAGATAACCCAAATGCTTATAACACGAGTGCAAGTGATCGATTTGGTTACTCAGTTGCAATTAGTGGAGATTACGCTATTGTTGGTGCAGATCTCGAAGATGATGCAGGCGGCTCTAGTTCAGGTAAAGCATATATATTTGACGTAACGACCGGTGCATTGTTGCATACATTAGACAACCCAAATGCTTACAGCACAAGTGCAAGTGACGTCTTCGGCCGCTCAGTTGCAATCGATGGAAACTACGCTATTGTTGGTGCTCGTTTAGAAGATGATGGCGGTACTGATTCAGGTAAAGCATACATTTACGACATATCAACATTTACTACTTCTACAATATCAAGTGCTACATATGTGCTAGACAACCCAACTGCTTACAGTGGGAGTGCAGGTGATGAGTTTGGCAGCCCAGTTGCAATTAGTGGAAACTACGCTATTGTCGGCGCTCCGTGGGAAGATGAGGCAGGCGGCACTAATTCAGGTAAAGCATACATTTACGACATATCAACATTTACTACTTCAACAATATCAAGTGCTACATATGTGTTAGATAACCCAAATGCTTACGATACAAGTACAAGTGATCTGTTTGGTTACTCAGTTGCAATTAGTGGAGATTACGCTATTGTTGGTCCTCGCTTTGAAGATGATGCAGGCGGCTCTAGTTCAGGTAAAGCATACATTTACGACATATCAACATTTACTACTTCAACAATATCAAGTGCTACATATGTGTTAGATAACCCAAATGCTTACGATACAAGTGCTGGTGATTACTTTGGCAACTCAGTTGCAATTAGTGGAGATTACGCTATTGTTGGTGCATATCTCGAAGATGATGCAGGCGGTACTGGTAGTGGTAAAGCATACATTTACGACATATCAACATTTGCTACTTCTACAATATCAAGTGCTACATATGTGCTTGACAACCCAAATGCTTACAGTACGAGCGCGGCTGATTATTTCGGTGTCTCAGTTGCTATATCTGGTAACCGTGCAATTGTTGGTGCATATCTCGAAGATGATGCAGGCGGCTCTAGTTCAGGTAAAGCATATATATTTGACGTAACGACCGGTGCATTATTAAAAACTCTAGACAACCCAAATGCTTATGATACAAGTGCAAGTGATAATTTCGGTTTCTCAGTTGCAATATCAAGCGAATATGCAGTTGTTGGTACTTATTTAGAAGACGAGGAAAATAACAGTAGTTCAGGTAAAGTATATGTTTATAACACGGGCGATGCAACAGACAGTACACTAGATGTAACTACAAGCTCAGAATACTTTACTGTAAATAATGATACTGCAACAATTACTGTCACAGCTAATACAAACGTTGACGGTTATATGTATGTTGTTGGTGACAGTGATCTAGAAGCTACAGTAAGACAATTTAACGTATCAGCTGATTTACAATCTCTAGTAATGGACAAGTATTTTAACATTCCAGCAGGACAAGGTGACGGCGCTTTGGGTATGTACTTTAGAGACAACGGAACTCGAGTATGGCTGCAAGATCCAAGTGATGACGAATTTCATCAATATACACTGAGTACACCGTGGGATATCTCCACTGCAACCAGTCATTCATCTGCATCGTATGGCACATCGGGCGGGAACCATCAGGGCATGTGGATAGCACCCAGTGGTACAAAACTCTATCAAATAGACAGAAATTTAAAATACATTTTATATGACGGCATTAGCACATGGAACCCGTTTAGTCCTGGAAGTCCTTTTAGATTTAAAGACATCAGTGCAGACACAAGCCTACCAACGGGTATTGCTGTAAAGCCGGACGGTACACGAGCATTTGTAAGCAATCTAGGAACTACAGGCGGCGATATTGTTGAATTTTCAGGAACCGCAGATAGACCGGATCTATGGACAAAAGGGTATGAACTTACCCAATCCGGAACTTTTTTTACAGACATATTTGTACCAGACGCAGGAACAACAATGTATGTAACTAACGAAAACGGACTTATCTATTATTATGAATTAAGCACTGCTTGGGATTTATCCACTGCTTCTCTCATAAGAACTGTTGATTTAAGTTCACACTTTGACGCTATTCATGCAGTATACTTTACTACACTAACCAGTGAAACATTTAAACTTACGCTTGGTTCAAAAGATGATCAAGGAAACGACACAGGTTCACCGACTACTACAGTAAATATAACAGGTTAAAATAAATCAGCTATTTCGAAAATTGTTTCTAGTTTTGTTTTGTTTGTTTTAGAATTTAGAGTATTACGAAGACCTTGATGCAATGGCTTGGGCCAATTGTTGTAACCTACCCAAGCATAACCGTCGTGTTCATCATTTAGTTGGGGAATAAATTCTTGGTTAATCAAACATAGGTATGTGTGAAATTGAAACTTTTCATCTGATGATATAAAAGTTTCTAAAGGAATCGTTTTTATAATTTCGGGCAGTGCTCCAACTTCTTCTACAATTTCTCGCTGAAGACCCTCCCACGGAGTTTCTTTGTTTTCATTAGTACCACCAACAATACCCCATTGATTGTTACGTTTACCGTTTTTTCTATAAAGCAATAAAAATCGCTTTGTGTCTAACGTATAAAAAAGAGCACCACTACAAATTATCTCTGACATAAAAGTAATTAGTCCTCGAGCTGAATTCTCCAGGTACCTACTGGATATTCGCCGTCAATACTTAATAACCAATTGTTATCAGAGTAACGATATTGTACATTAGTATTTAAATTTGTAGTATATGTAGTTGTTGTAGATTCGCTTGCATCAAAAACAATATGCCAGTTAGAGCCATCCCATTCTACAATATCATTAGCACTTGCAACAAAATTTGTAGTATCGTTATTACGCCAAGCAGGTGCACCTTCAACTGACTCAGTGTTGCCTACGTCGTTGAGTAATAGCAGTCTGGTGCCTTCGTTTTTAATTGTAGTAGGATTAAATGTCAAAGGATTGATTATATAATCAATAGAAGTTCGATCCCCACTGGGGCCATTAATAATAGTATCTTGTGGAAAGCTGTCTTCGTCCCAATTAATTGATATCATACTGTCGTCGAGCGGATTTAAACTAAATGTACCAGTAACAATAGATGAAGAATTTTTATTGTTAACAAATATTTTGCTTAGTCCTGCACGGAATACACCCGGCGAAGATTCAATTACATCTCTCCAACTGATACCTCCCACAACTCCGCGCCTAATAATTTTAGCTGTTTCACCTTCAATATATATCGGATAATTGAGATAGTTAACATTTGCCATTTGATCAGTTGATTCTGTTACTGCTTTGCGACCAAACTCATTTTCTGACATGCCTGCTGTAATACTATCGTCGTATGCATTTAATTCTGGACGAGTAATACCTTCTTCTATATTTCCTGATTCTTCGTCAAACAAACTGGTAATGATATTTTGAATAACACCTAGACGTTTTACCTTGGTAGGTGGTGAAATATAAATTGGAATTTTAAATCCTAGTGTTGCAATATCTACTTCAGATTCTAGTCCCATTGGAACAGTTCTATTGGTCCAATTAATATTCTCCAACTCAAGTGTAGTAATACTTGTCCAGTCTACAAAGTTATCTGTAGTTTGCAGTTCTAGTGTAGGATTAAACCATACGCCAATTTGTTCAATAATTTGTAATTTTTGATCTGTGTTACTTGTCCAAATATCTACATTTGCTCTAAGCATATACGGTGCAGGCATTAATCTTTCAACTGTGTAGTTTTTACCTTGGCTATTAAGATAAGTTCCAGTGTCGCTATCATATTCACGTTCTTTGAGATTTAGTTTATCTATAAATGTAGCATCTTGTGTACGATCTCTGTCCTGTTCTAGGCCCGTAATATAAACACTCATACGCGGTGCACTGGGTAATTTATTTTCTGAGTTTTCCTTGATAAGATGCGCAACTTGTCTAGATAAATCTCCATACATAACAGGCACAGTTTTAATTGTGCCGTCGCCATACTTAACTGGAAAATTACTCATTAATCTCATCAATTGAGTAACATATCGTCTTATTTGACCGTCATAAAAAAATTGCATTAGTTATCTGCCTTTGGTCGAAGTGCTTTAGACAAGCTTTGTCTTTCTTCAACAGTTTCGCCGCCAATTTGGCTTTGTCTTATGTTGTTAATAAATCCTGCTTTTTGTGTTTGTCTTTGATTGTTGTTTGTTAGTGTTTCACGTAGGTTGTCTTCTACTTTAAGCCAGCGTGTTCCGTCGTATCTAAACAGTCTATTAGGTAAAAAATCTGTTCTTAAAAAATAATCACCGATTTGATTTGATGTAGGAAATTGTATTCCATTACCAAATGCATTGCTGCTGGGTGGTTCACCGTCGCCGTAGTTAACAAGATACCCGCTGTATCCTTCTCTACCTTCTATACTATTGATAATATCAGTAGTAAGGTTTTCTCCGTCAATTTCTTCTAGTGCAACTGTGCCATCGTCTTTACGTTCTACAGTATAAAAATGACTCATCTCGTATCCTGACAACGGAGCATCAACTTCGGCTTGTGCAATTACAGCATTGTTGATCTGCATTTCTTTATCGTATGTACTTAATACATCTCTCAGTGTTGTGTCAGATTCTTCGTCTGCAGGCAAGTCTAAAATATCTTTATATTCTTGACCGTCATAAATTTGTTTTAGTTTTAGTCTATACAAATGAGGATACCATGTGTGACTAAATCCTTCGCTTGCACGACTTACATCTTCTATAACATAAAACCGTTTTAGTGCAACAGATGCATCATTAAGTGCATGTTCGTCTTTGAGATGCGGCAATTCGATTACATCTCCGGGTAACGGTTTACGACCAATTGTCTTTACGATGCTATTAATATGTACTGTTATAAACAGTGTATCATTTGATAAGAATAATCCAAACTGACTTAGGTCAAAATCGATATCTTGTACATTATAGATAGCTCTGTGTGTGTATACATCTACATCATACTTTCTATCTCTATTTTCTAAAAACAATAGATCTTGAATATTAGTAGGATTTAATTCGTCGTATTGGGGTTGTACAGCATCGGCTTCACCTTCTGGTAAATTAGCTGCTCCTAGATATTTGTGTATATGAATATCTGTACCGCCGACGGTAAACATCTCCGCAATTTGTTTATCGAGGAAATTAAAATCATTTGTTTTTTCGGGTTTATATAAAGACAGTCTTGGCATATACATATTTATCCGTAGGATAAATACTATTGGAGAACCGAAATGTCTAACTTATCAACACAAAAACAAGAAGTCTTTGACTATGTAGCTGCTTTCTTAGGGGGTGGCATGGTTGATGTAGAGCTCGATCCTATACACTATGAAACTGCACTTTTAAAAGCACTAACAAGATTTAGACAACGTTCTGATAACTCAGTTGAAGAGTCATATATGTTTATGCCCACTGTGCCGGATCAAAACGTATATACATTGCCACAGGAAGTTATTGAAGTAAGACAAATATTTCGAAGATCTGTTGGCGCTAGAACACAAGGCGGCACTGACGGGTCATTGTACGAACCGTTCAATCTAGCATATACAAATGCTTATTTGTTATCTGCAAGTAAGATGGGCGGTCTAGCAACATATGATATGTTCTCTCAGTATCAAGAACTAGTAGGCAGAATGTTTGGATCTTATATTGAATTTAAATGGAATACTGCTACTAAAAAACTAACAATTTTACAAAGACCTAGAGCAGAAGAAAACCTAATGTTATTCTGCTATAATTATAGACCAGACGAAGAATTATTAAATGATTATCTAACCAAACAATGGATCAAAGACTATACACTTGCTAATTGTAAATATATGCTAGGCGAAGCACGTAGTAAGTTTGCTACTATTGCAGGACCACAAGGCGGCTCTACCTTAAACGGAGATACACTCAAGGGAGAAGCACAAGCCGAAATGGATAAACTAGAGCAAGAGGTGTCACAGCAAGTAGCCGGCGGTGCAGGCTACAGCTTCTTGATTGGTTAAAGATCGTTGTCGTGTATGTACAACTGAATAAGTGCATAGTGTAAAATCTTTATAAGATCTTTTCTATGATCGTCTTTTTCGCCTTTTTTACCATAACGATTTGAGTACTTGTCTACATTTCCCATACAGAACCCTGTACCGTGACCTCTATCAATAATTACTTCAGTAGATTGAAATTTGTTTGTAGAGTAATGACCGTTATATGTCTGGTCAACGTATTCTTGCAGTTCTTCTATGTAGTCACGTTCGTTAAATTTATAATCAATTGCCATATTAATCCTTGTATACTGCTTCTAGTTTTACTTTTAGGTCTTGCAAACTGTCTTGGTTTGCTTGGTACCTAATACCAATACCGCCTTTGGCATTCCATCTGTCGATATTGCTTGGCTTGTCGTCAACAAGAACGTTCGGAGTTCCTGTTAGTTTGTCGATTGCATAATTTTCTTTTTGCCCTGTAAAGATTAGATGTTGTACTTGTGGCATAAAGTTATGCTTGGTTAGCCATACACGCTTGTGATAAGAGCTATTTTGATGGTCGCCTCTTAGTGGACTTGAACAAATACCAAAGTTATTACCTGCAAGTTTCTTAGCAAATGTTACTAGTTCAACTGATGTAGGAAATAAATCTAGTGTATCAAAAAAGTTACTGTGCTTTAGATCTAAAATTGCCTTGTCTTTATTGGGTATCTCTTTCCAATGATCGACGTTGTAAAAACGCTCAAGACCTCCAAAGAAATCTGCAATTACACCGTCCATATCTAAATATAAAATCATGTTAGCCTCTATTGTTGCCTATAGTTAATACTAACATCTTTTATTATTTTGTCAATCTAAAAATCTGGAGTAAGATCGCCCTGACGCCAGGTATAGCCTTCTTTTTGTATAATACGTTGACAGTTAGCACATACTGTTTTCAAGTTGCTTGGACGACAATTTTGTAGATCACCGTCTATGTGATACACATTAAATTGTTCTTCGTGAGATGATTTAAATCGACATTTTTCACAATAGGTCTTTTTTTCATAGCCCGACATACTCCATCGAGGAATACCGTATCCTACGATGCCGTGTTTTAAACAAGTCTCACATTTTTTACGATAGTAGGTTTTTCCCTCTTTTATATAGTTTATAGCGGCAGGTCTTTGGTTACATATACATAATGGTCTCATATTGTATTTATTCATACCTTTTCGGTCCCTTTTCCAGTGGGCTAAACTGTCTATTTTAAAAAATTAGCATAAATACATGTGATATAACCTTATAAGGAGAAATATGATGGCATTAGTCTCACCGGGTGTAGAGGTCCAGGTAATTGATGAGAGTTTTTACACTCCAAGCGCACCTGGTACTGTACCAATGATATTTGTTGCATCTGCGGAAAATAAAACCAATTCAGCAGGAACGGGTATTGCAACAGGAACAACAAAAGCAAATGCTGGCGTTCCATTTTTATTAACAAGTCAAAAAGACTTAGGGGATCTATTCGGAGATCCGAACTTCTATTCAGACACAAACGGAAATATGATTCACGGTAGTGAATTAAACGAATATGGACTACAAACAGCATATTCACTACTAGGCGTAACTAACCAAGTATTTGTTGTAAGAGCAGATTTTGATCTAGCTAAACTTACTCCAAGTGCAATTGCTCCAGGCGGAACACCAGTTGATGGTGCTTATTGGCTAGATACACAAAACACAAGCTACGGTCTGCTAGAATGGAATGCTGCTGCACTATCAGCAGGTGGTCAGAGCTTTACAGCAGTGGACCCAATTGTAGTAAACAAAGCAAGTGAACTAAATGGCGATTTACCAGCAGATTCTGTTGGTGTTATTGGCGACTATGCAGTAGTTACAGCAAACAATATGAACAGAATGTTCTACAAGAATACAAGCGGAACTTGGGTACAAGTAGGCTCAGCAGACTGGAAAGCAAGTTGGCCAGCAGTGGTTTCAACAGTTGCAGCAGCTTCACCAGCAGCTGACGATAGTTCTATTACTATTAACGGAAATCTAGTTGCATTAAATACCACCGATGATCTAACTGCGGTTGCATTAGCAATGACAGCAGCGGCACCAGCAGGTATCACAGTAACACAC